GGTCAGGCTAAGGACATAGAATATATGTGGAATCATGATGATGGTGCTTGACTTAGAATAGTAAATTGTATATAATAAAGTATATGCTATTTTATTATGATTGAAGTGATTCGCCAAAACGATCCATACAGGTATGTAAAAATGCCTGACCTCCTTGAGAATGGTCAACCAGACTATCGTATTCAGAAGTGGAATAATTATAATGGTTACAAAGATATGTACCTTTGTGATAATTGGATGCAGATGAAAACAGCTATTCAAGATTTTGAATACACAAAATGGTTAGACCCTGCTGGAGTTCCATGTTACATTAAAGATGATTGAAATACTTATCGCATGTAGTCCTCGATTGGATGGTGGGCCTACCATTTGTCCTCCACACGATTGGATTCCACCTTTAGAAAAGAGAGTGTCTGAACCTAAAGTAATCGAGGAAAAGGATTTTACTAATCCGTTTGAATATGTAACAATATATAAGTGGAAGTACGAGTTTAATAAAGATGAATGACGAACCATCTCTACCAGATCAGGCAAAAAACATCACAAAAACTGCCTATGATATAGTCAAGGGTTTCGTTTTCAACGGAATGTTACTTGTTCCTGACGAAGTAAAAAAAGCACGAATAGATATATGTAGAGATTGCAATAGATTTGATCCTGATCGTATGAAATGCAATGAGTGTGGTTGTTTTCTAGTAAACAAGGTCAAGTTTTCAGCTGCACACTGTCCACTTAGACTTTGGTAATTATGGAAGAACAAATTGATTCTCAATTAAGAATTGAACATAGAGATTTTATTGGAATATATGAGAACGCAGTAGACCCACGCTTTTGTGACTTCCTTGTAGACTACATGGACAAAGCAGAGTTTACAGATTTCAAAAGAAATTTTAGTCATGTAAAAGATAAACAGATATGCTTAGATGGATTCTCTCCTAGTGAATCTCATCAGTTGATGGAGTATGTTCAGAATTGTTTGTATCATTATATTAATGAATACACCTACCTAGGCAATTTCAGTTATGTAAGTTCTTTAGTCTTACTTCAAAAGACAGAACCAACTCAAGGCTATCATTTGTTTCATGCTGAGAATGTGAATTGGAATTTAGAAAGTAGAACTATGGCGTGGATGGTATATTTGAATGATGTAGAGGAGGGAGGAGAGACAGAATTTTTATATCAGAAGTTAAAAGTAAAACCAAGGAAAGGAACTATACTAATATGGCCTGGAAGTTATACTCATTTACATAGAGGTAATCCTCCCATGTCAAACAAGTATATTGCTACTGGTTGGTGGCAGGGAAACATAGGACTTAAACAAGTTAATACAGCAGGCATACTTGATAAACAATATATGGAAAGTTTGAATTCATAATGTCTGATCTACACATTCTTTTTCCTACACCAGTGTATCAGAATGTCTTAGACTTTAGACCATCTGAACTCAAGTCTATGTTAGATTTTATGTCGGAGTTGGAGTGGGCTCCAGATAGAGATATAGTCAATAGACTCAATGGGGAGACAACAAAATTAGAAGCAGATCTTCTCATTAGACCAGAGTTGAAGGAGTTAGAAAAGAAGATAACGGAAGAGGTTCATAATTATGCTAAGATGTTACAGATTGATTTAACAAAGCATGGGTTGAAAAGAATCAATTCATGGGGTAATCTACAAAGGAAGGGAAATTATATTGCAGAACATCGTCACAACAATACTCAGTTTGCTGGAGTCTTTTATTTACAAACTCCAGAGGATAGTGGAGACATAGTTTTCTCAACTAGAAATGCCACTTGGATCACAAGTCATTGGGAACCATCTGTAACTGGCTATGACGATCTGAATAGTTTTGAGAAGAGATTTGAACCACAGGAGTGTGGTATATTTCTTTTTCCAGCTCACTTAGATCACTATGTTACTCCCTCCAATTCTAACTTGGAAAGATATAGTATCTCATTCAATTACAATCTTGATGGTAAGTTCTTTGGGGATTGTAATAATCATTTGACAATCAAAGTATTATGACTCCAGAAGAAAAAGAACTAAGATCAATTTATAATTTTTATAAAGATACCAAGAAAGGTTTCTTTACTAAGGATGGATATGCAGCAGTGCCTTGCGGAGAAAAGAAAAGAGTGATAGTATATGAAGGAGAGATCCTACACACGGCTCTCAATGATGACACAGCAAGAAATTGGATTGCACGACATAGAAAGAAAAGAAAATGAAAGTATTAGTCACAGGTCACAAAGGTTTCATTGGCAGTCATGTCTTTGATTTTCTGAGTGACATTTTTGATGTTGACGGACTAGACAGACCAGACGACATAGAAAACTTTGTAGACGTTGGGTGTGCAGACTATGATCTTATAGTTCATCTAGCAGCCTATGCCGCACTCAGAGATAGTGTAGACAATCCTGATAAATTCTGGGAGAACAACGTTGAAAAATCTAAACCCATATTTGATTATTGTAGAAAGTATAATACTAGGTTGTTGTATGCAAGTTCTGCTGGTGCATATAGTTGGTGGCAGAATCCCTACGCCATAACAAAGAAAGTAAATGAGATACAGGCTCCACCTAACAGTGTGGGTATGAGGTTCTTCAATGTATGGGCAGAGGAGGGAAGTAGAGATGATATGTTATATGAGATGTTGAAACAAGGAACTGCAAAATATATTACAAGACATAAGAGAGATTGGGTTCATGTATTGGATGTCGTCAGAGCGATTGCAACTTTGATTCCTAGTAGTTTTACAGGAACAATAGATGTAGGAACAGGACAGATGACCTCTGTTATAGATCTTGCCAATGCCATGGGTATGGGTCATCTTCCTATCAAGGAGGACACACCTAATGAACCCGATGAGTTGTGTGCTGATGTCGCACCTCTCATGGAACTCGGTTGGTTTCCAACCGTTAACATTTTAGATACGGTTATTGCGAAAACCGTCAGTGTGTGATACACTAAATAAGGTGAAGTTTATTTTAAACTTGTATGGATAAGAAAACAGCACTAGTATTGGGTGCAGGCGGCTTCATTGGAAGTCACATGGTAAAACGATTACGATCAGAAGGGTATTGGGTTCGTGGCGTAGATTTAAAGTACCCCGATTTCACTATGAGTGCTGCTGACGAGTTCATTCAAGGTGACTTGAGAGAAGTAGGTTTAGTTGCAAGAGCATTAGATGTTGAAGGAGATTCCTTTGATGAAATCTATCAGTTTGCTGCAGACATGGGTGGAGCTGGTTACATCTTTACAGATGAACACTCTGCTGATATCATGCACAACTCTGCTTCAATCAATCTAAATGTATTGAACGAACAAGTCACACTGAATAGATTGCTAGGTGTAAACAAAACAAAGATATTCTATTCTAGTTCTGCGTGTATGTACCCAGAACATAATCAATTAGATCCTGAGAATCCTGACTGCCGTGAATCATCAGCATACCCAGCCAACCCAGACTCAGAGTATGGATGGGAGAAACTATTTTCCGAACGTCTCTACTTGGCATATAATCGTAACTATGATATTCCTGTCTGTGTTGCCCGTTATCACAATATATTTGGGCCAGAAGGAACATGGGATGGAGGAAAAGAAAAGGCTCCAGCAGCTATCTGCCGCAAGGTCGCACTACTCCCAGAAGTGGGAGGAACGATTGAGGTGTGGGGTGATGGCTTGCAGACAAGATCCTTCCTCTTCATCGACGAATGTATTGAAGCAACCTATAGATTGATGCACTCTGACTTCCAAGGCCCTGTAAATATAGGATCGGAAGAAATGGTTACTATCAATCAGTTGGTAGAAACTGCAGCTAAAGTATCAGGTAAGGTTGTTAGAAAGGCACACAAACTTGATGCACCTCTAGGTGTTCGTGGACGTAACTCAAACAATGATCTTGTAAGAGAGAAACTTGGATGGGATTATTCACAGACTCTTGAAGAAGGAATCGCCAAGACTTATGCTTGGATCTCTGAACAAATTAAATCTCGCCAACATGGCGTAGTTGATATTACATCAAAGGAACTAGAACATGCCGAAAGTATCTAAGAA